GCCCACGCCCACGCTGAGGGCGCAGATTGCATCCATGATTGATCCGGCGCTGCGTTTGTCGTATCGCATCCAAATGCCGGACACGACCGCGGCAGAATTGCGGTTCCAAGGTTCGATCGACGACGACAACATCCAGAAGGTGGCTGTATATACAAGGCACCTCCGCTATGAAGTCGAGTTTGCGACAACCAACGTGCAGCAGACTACTACAGTCACGCTGCCTACCGTCAACATCAGCAGCCCATCTGGCGCGCTGATCTGATTTACAACCAAAGGATATCATCATGCCAGTTTATCAATTCGGCCAATCGCTGCCGCAAGCGCCCGATCTCTACGTCAACATCGTGCCACCGCGCACGATCCTTATCAACGGCATTCCGACCGGCATTCTCGGCCTGATCGGCGTCAGCTCGTGGGGGCCCGTCAATGCGCCGATGGTTATCGGTTCTCCGCAGACTGCCGCGCAATCGCTGGGAAACATGACGGTACGATCGCATGATCTGGCAACCGCCTGCACGCTGGCCTTCGGCGAAGGCGTGACGCAGATTGCCGCGGTTCGGGTGACGGACGGCACTGATGTTGCCGCGACCGTGACTATGATGGATACGGAAACCACGCCTGTCGCAGCGCTGACTCTATCCGCCCTATATTCCGGCATCGTGGGCAACACGATCACCGCGCAATTTTCCACCGGCACCGCCGCGAACAGCTACAAGCTGGTTATTCAGCGCGCGGGCTACACCCCGGAAATCTTCGACAATCTGACCGGCTCCGGAAACGCGCTGTATGTGAACGCCGCAAACGCAGTCAACAACGGGCAGAACGGCGTTCGCGGCCAGTCTGCCTACGTTCACGCCGCCGCAGGCGCCGGAACTGGTACGCCCAATCTCACGTCCTACACCCTTACGGGCGGAACGGACGGCGCATCGAACGTGACAGATACGATCATGCTTGGATCGGACGGCACCACGCGCACCGGCATGTATGCGCTGCGCGGCTCCAATGCCAGTAACTTTACTTTGCTGGATCACACAACATCGACGCACTGGCCTGGCATGCTCGCGTTTGCCGAGCAGATAGGCGCATATGCCCATGCCGCGAACCCACCAAGCACCAGCATCACAGCCAGCGCAGCCGCTTTGGTATCGGCTGGCGTAGACGGCTACGGCATCAAAGTGCTGGTTGGCGATTGGGGCTATTTCTACGATTCGTTCAACGGCGTGCAGCGCATGCTCTCGCCGGCAACATGGAGCGCAGCACAGTCCGCCTCGCTGATTCCGCCCTACAGCAACCTCAACAAGCAGCTGGCGACGATGATTGCCACGCAGCGCAGCCAGACGCAGATTCCCTACAGCAGCGCAGAGATTCAGCAGGTGTTTACGTCCCGGCTAGACGTGCTGGCGGCGAACTCCCCCGGCGGCCCGTATTTCTCGGCACGCACCGGACTGAACACGGCCAGCAATCCGACACAGAACGATGACACCTACACCAAGATGACGAATTACCTTGCGTTCAGCCTTGCGCAATCGTCCCTCGGCGCGGTTGTCGGTCAGCCGCAAACCGCTGATCTGCGCAAACAAGTCAAGGGTGGACTAGACGGATTCCTGCTGTCGCAATATCAACAGGGGTGGATTGGAGACCCGAACAACCCCGTGGCGCAAGGCGCGTTCAGCGTGCAGGTAGACGCCAACAATAACCCGAACGCCCGAGTGGCGCTTGGATACCTGCAGGCCGATGTGAAGGTTAAATATCTTAACACCGTCCGCTTCTTTGTCGTGAACATGGAAGGCGGCGGCAGCGTGACGGTTACATCAAACGCGCCGCAGTAATTAACAGCCATTTCAGATATCACAGCCGCACTTCGATGCGGCTTTTTTATGCCTGCTGCGTGCGGGTTTTTTTCATCTTCGGAGCGCCGAAAATGCCACTAAATGGATTCAACACAGGCAGGGATTACAGCCTGCAAATGACGCTGCCAAACGGCAAAGTCTCCACCATAAATTTGATCGAGGCGTCTTTCGAGCCCGTCACAAAAACAGAAGTGATCGTGCCGATAAATGGCAAGCCTACGCACTTGATTTTCCCGCAGGGGTGGAAAGGCACGCTGCAATTCGATCGCAACAATTCGCAGCTTGATGACTTTTATGCGGCTTTCGAGGCGGCTTTCTACGCCAACGGCTCGACAATCCCTGGCGGCACCATCGTTGAAAGCATATCCGAGGTGGATGGCAGTGTGAACACATACCATTACACCGGCGTACAGATCGTACCGACTAAAATGGGAACATGGAAGGGCGACGATAAGGTAGGCCAGTCCGTTGATGTTGTTGCGTCACAGCGCGTGAAGGTGTCCTAATGGCTAAAGTCGTTGATGTGCATACAAAGAGTGATGATGTGCAAGTGACGGATGCGCGTGGGCGCGTTCTGACGCTGAGGAAGCCTAACGTGTTGGCGCAATACCGACTCGTGGATATGCTGGGGCAGAAGGCCGAAAACCGCGTCTATCTGGCGATGGTTCTTCCAATGCTTTATCTGCACGCCATTGACGGAGATGTTGCCAATTTTGCAAACCAGCGCGAGCTGGAGGCCATCATTCAAAAGCTGGACGAGGAAGGGCTAGAGTCGCTGAATGATGGCATTGGCGAACACTTCCGGCGCGGCAAGCCAGAAGAGGACGCCGACCGCGCAAAAAAATAAGCAGGGACGCCGGTTTGCGGCAGGTTCTTTTGCTTGTCAAAAACGGCGTTCCGTGGGACGTCGCTGTCAACCTCTCAGAAGTTGAACTCACCGCCTACTGTGTTGCCATTGGCGAGATGGAAGGGCATGAATTCGACTGGAGACGGATGGAATGGGAACAACCCAGGAAATGAAAACCTATCAATCCTTCGGCGCATTAGCGCGCGCGCTTGATCGCTCGGTGGCGGCGCTCCCGTTGGCATTGGCAAACGCCATGAAGGCCGGCGCATTAGCCGTTACGTTAGATGCGAAGGAAAGGATCGGCCATTATCAGCAAGGATGGGAACCGCTGGCGGAATCTACTTTGGATGAAAAACGGCGATTGGGGTATGCCAATGTCGCTTTGCCTGGCGGAGACGGTGGCGACAACCCGCTGCTGCGCACAGGCGACATGCGCGATAGCATCTCAGCAGACATAACAAACCGCGCCTTTGTGGTTGGAAGTCCTAACCCTGTGTTGCTTTATCAGGAGATGGGTACGCGCACGATCCCGCCGCGCCCGGTTCTTGAGCCTGCGCTCAAAACCATGATTCCGTTCATTGGTATAGTAACGGGCAAAGCCATCGTCAAAACCATCGCAGAAGGAAGGTAATGGAAGCGTTCGCAATCAGCGTTGCAGCAACACTCGAAGATGGCGTCACTTCTGGTTTGCTGCGCATTATTGATAGCCTCACAATGGCGAATGCTGCCATGCAGGACTTCACAGCAAATGTGCGCAATCTCTCGCGTTTGGGCCTTAATATTGGCGCAAGTCTCAAGAAAGCCGCAGATGGAGCTACGGCGCTGGGGGATTCTTCCGCAGGACTTACCCGCGCAAGCTATGTGCTGGATACAATGGCTGCCAGCAGCGCCAATCTGGCGCGTAATATGGCAGCCGCTAATACAGAATGGCGTGGCGCGATCATCGGCGGCGGATTCGGCAGCGGTTCTGGTGGCGGCGGTGGCGCGTATGGCACAGTGGAGTCTGAACGCAACTCCCCAATGTGGAACCATGTAGGGAAGGCCACGAAGGGAGCGGCATTAGTTACCGGCGGCGTCTTGGCCGGAGGCGTCTATGAGAATGCAAAATTACAAGACGTAGTTGCCTTAAGCATGCAAGCACAAGGCATTCCGATGCAACAGCAGGGGGCTATGAGCAAGGTTCTTATGTCTCGCATCGAGGATGCTTATTCTAAGTATGGTTTTACTGGTAGAGGCTTGGCGGACTTCGCTCATGGATTTTTGGGGGCCGATTTTATCTTGCATGGGTTCGCACCCAAAGATAGAGATTTGATCGAATCCACGGTTTTGCCGTATGCCGCGAACGAATCGGCGATCAAACGCGTGCCGATGGATGAGACGATGAGATCGTTTATCTCACTGGCGCACATGGCTGGCGCATACACTGCGCAAGATATTCAAAAGTTGATGCCATCGTTCATCAACACGAGCTTGAGCACGGATGTTAGCGTTCCGGAACTCATGCGGCAGGCGTCTTACGCGATGAAGCCACTGATGCAGATTGGGGTTTCTGCGCCTATGGTATTGGCGATGGTTGCGGCGATGAATCGTGCGGGCATCACCAATACGAAGTCCGGGACATGGCTTGCAGATGCTTTCCTAAATTTGCAACCTAAAACCCTTGGTTCTGCGCTTTTCAAATCGAGTCCGCAGACACAAGCTCTTCGCCAGCTTGGATTGCTTGATGCGCATAACCACTTAACCTATCTTGGAAAAGATGGAAAAGTGGACGCTATGCGCGCACTACAAATCGTGCATGCGCACATTGAAAAGCTGCCGCCTACCGAAGCCGAAGGCATCGTGCTGCGCGCGGTGGGGAAGCAGGGCGGACGAGGCATTCTGACACTTGCGGATTCGTCTGTTCTGCCGCAACTTTCCAGCATCTTGGCGGCGCAAGCAAGTGTTGAAGACCCAAAGCGCGTCATGAATGATATTCTTGCGAACTCTCCAGGCGCAAAAAAAAGGCTGACTGCAGCGAACGCAGAGCTTACCGCGATGAACACAACAGCTGGCGCGAATGATTCGGTTAACGAATTGCTCGGTAATGCACTTTCGCTATCCAAAACAGCGCGATCATTCTCTGAAAAACACCCTTATGCGGCGCTTGGAGGCATCGCAGGAGGCGTTTTTGCAGGAATGACAATATGGAAACTTGTTGGCATGGGTGCCAATGCAACGGCTGGCGCTATCGGTAAAAAACTAATCCCATTGATCGCAAAAAGCATCGGTGGTTTGATAATGCGCGCACTTGGCGGCCTAACAGACAGTCTTTTGCTTGCTGCTACGGGGGCCACATTGGCGGAATCTGGTGTTGTGATCGCCGGCCTAACATCACTGGTGGCTGGTGCGATTGGCTATGGAATCGGCACGCTACTGAACAAGGGGATTGACGCCGCCGTCAAAAAGTTTAGCGGAGGAAAAGAGACTAGCCTGGGCGGCGCGATTTATGACTGGACGCACCCGGACGCCTTAAAAAACGTAACCGCTCCCATTCCGTTGCCGAAACATCCGCAGCAAGATGTCGTTCTCCACACGCAGATTCACATGGACGGCAAAAAGGTTGCAGATGTCGTAACGCAACATCAGGCAACCGCTGCCGCCAAACCACCGTCCGGCCCGAATCAGATTATGTGGGGGCTTGGCTTGAACAATCCGTCTCTCACATCGGCGCTGCGCTGAAATGGCCGATATCGCATTCATTCTGACTGCCGATGATGGCAGTAGCATCACCTTTGAGGATGTAGAGCTACCGCAGTCTGTCGCGTGGGGTGGTGATCAAGCAATGGCTGTGCACCAATTGATCGGCGGCGATCGCGTGATTGATTCCCTGGGGGCAAAACCCGCGCCTATCGCGTGGGACGGCATCCTGTTCGGGCAAACCGCCGTCGAGCGCGCCAGGTATCTGGACACTGTAAGGCAGGGCGGCGCGGCTGTGGCGCTTACATGGGATGAGTTCGCCTATGTCGGCGTGATCTCGCGCTTTTCGGCGAACTATCTGCAACCGTGGCATGTTCGCTATTCGATCACAATCGAAGTGATGCGCGACACCACCAGCGCGCAGACAACCGCCCCGCAGGAATCGCTGCTCGCCATGCTGAACAATGACACGGCCAGCGCGTCGTGCCTTGGGAATCTGATCGGCGATTCGACACTGACAGGACTTCTCGGTTCGGTGTCAAGCGCTGTGCAGTCGCTCAACAGCGTGGTGGAAGCGGCCACGGCCCCGATTGCCGCCGCGACATCTTGCATTCAGCAGACAACGGCCACGGCGCAATCGGCGCTCTCCGCAATTGTGCAGCCGCTTTCGCAGGCGCAAACTCGCGTTCAGCAGTTGATGGGTAGCGTCGATAACGCTGTGGCCGATATGCAGGGGCTGGCATCTGGCGTGTTCAATGGCGCGACACCGCAGGCGATCCAGTCGATCACCACGGCGAACATGGGCTTTGCCAATGCGCAGCCTGTCTATGCGCTAAATTCTGTGCTGGGACGCATGCAGTCCAACATTTCCGCAGGCATGCCGGGCGCATCGGCCAAGATGCTGGCGGTCAACGGGGGCAATCTGCAAAGTATCGCAGCCCAGCAGTACGGTGACGCGACACTATGGCCGTCGATCGCGAAGATCAACGGACTGTCTGATCCGAATCTTCCTGCCGGGGCTATGACGTTGCAAATACCGTCTCAAGCCGTGGCGAACGGTGGCCTATGAGTGCAATACGATCCCCGCGCTGGTGCGTCATGCTAGGTGGACAGCCGATTATACCGGTATCGTGCAGCGTTACCACAAACCCTATGTTCCTGGCTGATGAGTTCGAGATAGTGCTTGCGGCCAGCAGCAATCCGATGGCGCAGGCATGGCCTCAATGGGCGGCGTACACCTCCATGCAGGCTGAAGTCAGGGCAGGTTTCCCAGCTGATCCGCAGAACTGGACATCCGACGAACTCTCGCCGATGATTTACGGAGACGTGGATCAAGTCGCCATTGATCTGCTGGCTGATACGATAACCCTTTCAGGCCGCGACTTGACGCATCGTTTCATTGATCAGAAAACGCCGCAGAAGTGGCAAAACCTGACGCCATCTCAGATTGCCGATCAATTGGCGCAGCAGAACGGACTGAAAGCGCAGATCACGCCGACACCAGGGAACACAAAAGCCGGGCATTTCTACAGCGTGGATCATGTCCACCTGACCACTAACGAAACGCAGTGGGATTTGCTCACTTATCTGGCGCAGCAACTTGGGTGGGTGTGCTATGTGCAGATGGACACCTTGGTTTTCGGCCCGGGTGGACAGCCTGGGAGCAATGACTACATTGTACAGGCCCCAATTCCGGGCCAGCCGACACAAACAGACGTGGTGCGCCTGATGTTCGCCAGAAATCTGACTGTTGCCAAGGGCATCGTAGTGGAGGTGCGATCATGGAACGCGAAGCAGGCCAAGGGCTTTAACGTACAAGCCAAGGCGCATCCGAACGTCAAAACCGCGCTGGCGGGTAAACGCCCCGGCATGAGCCAGACAATCGGAGGCGATGCACAGGTATTCAGCTACACATTCCCAGGGCTGACTGTCGCGGAAGCGCAGGCCAAGGCGAATGCGCTGCTGGCCGAGATCAGCAAGCAGGAACTGCGCGTGACGATCGACATGCCGGGCGACATTGCGCCCAGCAAAGGCCAGATCGTGCGCATCAATGGCACCGGCAGCGTGTTCGATCAGCCCTTTTACCCGTTCCAGGTACATCGTACAATGGACTTGCAAAACGGATTCGCCATGAGTATTCACGCGAAGAACCACTCGCCCAATTCGACGGTACTGGCATAATGAATCATCTTGTCAACCAAATGATGCAGCGCATGGGCGCTCAGGCCGCCGGGACGTTCACGGCTCGCATGGGTACTGTGTCAGCCTACGATCCCGGAACCTACGCTATCAAGGCGACGATTGAACCCGAAGTCGTGGAGACTGGCTTCATGCCGCTACTCTCGCCGTGGGTAGGCGCAAGCTGGGGCGCGTTCTTCGCGCCGGAGATC